CAAAATTACTCACTTCATAATCAGCTTCAATATAAGGTACTGCACCAATATACTCAGGTAAAGGATATACCCCCAAATCGGGGCGGTATTCTTTATAATAAACTATGTACCTTTTATCTTTAGATATGTTGTCTTTATCCCAATCAAACGGGTAAAGTACCTCAAAGTCTTCGTTCTTCTCAGGGCGCTTAGTAGACCAATCAGAAGTATAACCATACTTTAACTCGTCTTCTTCATCTGATTGCTTAAATTGTCTTACTTTACTAAAATCAATATGACTTAGTGTAATACTTTCTAAATCCTTAGACGGTATAATTTCACAAGACCAACCCCCGAATATGATTCTATCTAAACTTAATTGGTTAGTTATCTTAGACTTTTTTAACCATCTTTTAAACTTGTCAGCCTTTACTTCATTTTCAAACTTTAAAGGCGTTTTATCATACTCCCAACCATTACCTACTATAAATTTACTCTTACCTAAACAAATAGAATTATGTTTAGAAGATTTATTAAATAAACTTAATAAGTAATCAGGGTATCTATTACGGTAGTCTTTCTCGTAACCGTATTGCACAAACTCGTTATTTCTAACCTCTTTAAATTCGGGTGGTTTATGGTTTTCAAACTTTGTTAAGTTTCCCGTTTTACCGTTCAAAAAATAATTACTCATAAACGCTGTAAGTTATACTATTAATATAAGCGATATACCTACTTGGTAAATCTCCTTTTAAATTCATTATCCCACGCTCAACTATTGTTAATCCCGTTGGGTCTAAGTTGGTATTGTTGTCTTGCTCGTAAATAGTATAATGATACCTACCAGCTAAACCTAAAATAATACTACCGTTTAATGGGTCGTCTACTCCCTCAGTTATAGTAAAATTATTAAATCTTTTCTTTTGCTCTGTATTGGATGAATCAGGAGGTATTAAATAATATTTATTCTTAGTTTGGTCAGATTGAAAACAAAACAAATAATAAGCACCATTTATAGTTGTCTTTTCCGCTAAACTTAAAGCAATGTTATTATTTACTTCCCCCTTGTTTATCTTCATCTTTTACCTTTTTCTTAACCTCTTTAAATACTGGTAAACCTAACTTTTTATAAAGCCTTTTACCTTTTTCGGTATCTTCTATTAAAAAAGTTCCTTTACCTTTTAAATAGAATTTAGAACCGATATAAATCTCTTTTAATTCCATAATACAAATATACAAAAAAGGGCAGTATTACCCGCCCTCTTTTAATTATTAATTAATTAGGCTGTAGTTAATCCAGCTACTACGGTTGCATCTACCTCATAAGGTGCGTCTACCTCTTTAGAAGTAAACCCTAGAGTATATCCGTTCATGTCTCCAAACGCTTTACCTGTTGCGCTTTGGTTAGTTCCTCCGAACTTTTCAGCTCCATTAGTGAACCCCATAGCGAAATACTTACCGTTATTATCTTTAAAGATAATTGCAAGTTGTGTACTAGCTAATAGTTTTAACTCTACATTCTTTTCTTTAGATAACTTATTTAAAGTAATGTTTAAAACAGTTTCATAGAATAATGTTTGGTTAATAGGGTCGTGGTTTTCAGTCGTTACAGCGTCTGCAATTTCCTTTTTTACTTGGTATTTAAAGAAGTTACTTAAAGCGACTTGTGTAATAGCTGTAATTTCTCCATCTAATACAGTATAGTCTTCTATGTTAGTCCACTCTGAAATGTAAATTTCACCTGAAGCAATACCCCCAGTAGAATCATCACACTCATAAGCAAATCCTTGTGTTAATGTACACGGCATAATTTTATGTTTTTATAAAAAAAGGGCAGTAGTATTAACCACCACCCTTTCTTAAGTTATTAATTTATTTTATAATTAAGGTACTAAAGTAAATTCTACAATTTGCTCATCAAAGTAAACCTCACAACCTCTAGTAAAGTCAGCATCTACTAAAATCTTTTTATTAGTTACTGGGTCAATTCTATAAGAGAAATCTCCATCATTCTCACCATCTACACCTACAATAAGGTTTTTAGGGTAAGTCATAAACATTCTGTCTGAACCTCTTAATCCGTAAGTAGGTTTTAACATAATATCAGTCCCGAATAATTTAGCTTCTCCATCTTGACCAACATAATGGTAAAGGTTAGCATTGATTAAAGCAACAATATATAAATCATACCACGCTTTTGGTAAGAAAATAACTACGTCATCTCTTTGCTCTAATTCCTCAGTTTGTGCTAACCACATTGCTTGAAGAATTGGTATAATGTTTGAAGCCGTTACACCCGTTGCAACTGTTACTGCTCCCGTGTTACCATTTACTGCCGAACCAGCATCAATAGCTTTAATCCAACCATCATAAAAATCTGCTCCAGCACTATCTCCTTGCCAATCTTTAATATCTAATGTTTGTGCTAATTTCATAGCTTTCTCATTAAAGTAAATTTCTGCTACTTCTGATGGTAAAATTTCTCTACCCTCTTGCGTTCCTTTAGACATCAAAATTTGTAACCATTTACCTCTCATATCTTCTAAACACAAATCTTCATAGATTCCAACTGGTGCAACCGTAATAGATTTATCTGAAAAAGTAGTAGTATCTGATGGTGTTCTAGTACAGTTAGCACCATCCTGTAAAGTTACTGTTGTGTCCATATAATGGATGTTAGAAGTACCTTTTAAACCTGGTACTACTGTAGCCATTCCTGATGTCATTTCAGGCGAAACTTGTATTTCTCCAATTAAAGGAAAATCTCTATCTTCAATATACGCACTTAATGCGCTTACATCTAAACTCATAATGTTTTATTTAAAATTTTTTGTAAAATAATTGTCTTTTTTTTCTTTTTGAAGTGGGTTAATCTTCTTTTTGATAGGCTCTTTAACTGGCTCATCCATTAAACCCTCAAACATTTCTTTGTTAAATTGTTTGAACTCTGAAAACTTAGCTAATAAATCTTCATTCTCTTTCTTCAAAAAGTCTAATTCTTTTTCTTTTTCGTTTAGTCTTTCGGTAATTTCAAAAACGTGCTCCTTAACTATCGATTCAATGATTTTTTTAGCTTTTTGTTCTTGCTCAATAGTAGATTCTGTTTCTAACTCTTCTTCTACTACGGGTTCTTCTTCCGCTACTTTTTCCATTAAATCAACAATAACCCCAGCTTCATCAATAACCATTAACCTATTATCGGCTAATTCGTATTCACCCTCTGGCATAGGTACTGCCACATCTTCCGACATAACAGTAACAACCGCACCAACCTCTAAAGCTGGCTCAACGTTTATCATAGTACCATCAACTAAAGAAACTTCTTCAAACTTTTGTACTTCCTCTGTTTTCTCCACTACTTCCAAATTTTCAGTTTCAGGATTCTCAGAAAAGTAAGCATTAAATAATTCTCTTAAATTCATATTATTATATTATTATCAATAGTAAACGTAAACTTATACCTCTTTTTTATAATTATCTACTATATTTTTTAGGGTTGCCAAAAATTTATTTTCCTCTTTATCAAAAACGCCCTCTACACTAAAGCCTTTAAACTCTCCATTTTTAATACTTTCCCATACTTTATCATTATTTACTTTCATAGAAATAAACCAACTACCATCAGGTTGTTTATCGTAGCCTTTAGGGGATAATATACCTCTATCTTCATCTATTAAAAACGATTCAAATACAAAAACATCTTGTATAAAATTGTCCGTTTGGTGGTTTAAGTTAGTTTGATTGTTTAAACCATTCTTAAAAAATTGCTCCGATATATTTTTAATACTCTTAGCAGAAAATTTAACATAGTACTCCTTGCCGTTTTCATCTCGTCTATAAATAGGTAATTCACTTACCATAGCAAAACCGCTAACTATTCTTTTTTCCTCATCTGTTACTTTGAATAACTCTTTTTTACTAAAAGCCATAAAGTCTGATTCTATAGCGGGATTCTCTACTAAAGCTATTTGAAAATCTAACTCTGTCCCCTCTGTTAATTCTAAATTTATTATATCCATTTTATCCTATTGTTGCTTGTTGTTCTATTACGTTAACTGAATTTTGCGTGCTTGTTATATCACTTTCTACTACATAAACTTGGCTAGGTTGGTTTAGTAAACTACTACCGTTGTCTATTGCGTTTATACTAGGCGCTTGTTCGCTTGTACCCTCTGCACTACCTACTGCGCTTGTAGGGTCGTCAAATGTTGGTAAAGGTGCATTTAGTACTTTTGTCGCACTTGCTACTCCAGCTAATACAGCACTAACTCCCGAAATGATAGCAGGTATATTTGTTGGGAATGGCATACCAGCACCACTAGCAACCGCACCCGCTATACCTCTAGCTGTATCTATTGCAATTTCCGCTACTGCTATTGCTCTTTTTTGTTTCTCATCCCTTAAAAGTCTTTGCTTCTCTGCTTGGCTTAATTTCTCCCCAGCGTCTTGTTTTTCTTTTATCCTTTTTAATTCTCGACTATTACCTAATTCTTGAATACTTGAAGCAATAGATAATATATCTTCTGCTGTGCTAATTATTAACTCGGCTTGCGCTTGTTGTTCTTCTCGCTTTTGTTGTAATTGTTGTTCTGCAAATTCAGACCTACTTAAAGCAAGTTCTTCTTGTTGTGCTTGTTCCAATACAGAAGTATCTTCTCCATATTGTCTAGCAAGTTCTAAAAGCCTAAAGTATTTATCCGCTATTGCGTTTTCTTCTCTTTGCTGTTCGGTTAATTGGTTATCAAAGTATTCATTTTCTAAGTTCTCTTTTTCCTCTAAGAATTTATTGTAGTCGTCAATAGCTTTTAAACGTCTATCGTTTTCCTCTTTTAATCTTTGTTCCTCTATTTTAGCTAAATCTTTTGCTTTATCTTCTTCAGATTTAACTATTTCTTTATTAGTTTCTTTTACTACCTTTTTATTCTTCTCA